CGACCGGCACCGAACCGATCTAAGAAACCAATCAAGGCACCTGTGCCCAGGGCAACAGAGCTGTCGTAGTTCCCTGTCTTTTCTTCTTGTTCTAATGCGCTTTCGCCTGTTCCCATTAAGAAGGAACCAGCGAGGGTTGCGCCTCCCAGAAGCAACGCTGCCGGTGCGCTAACAAGCCCAGCTACGGCAGCGGCGGCGGTACCTGCCAGGGCAAATCCACCAGAGGCAGCATTAGCTTGCATACCTTCTAGGAGCCATCCAGCGGCATCGCCGATACTATCTTGTTCTAAGAGTGATCCAGTGTATTGAGCCTGGTACCCACCTCGTGCAATGTCTTGTTGCTGCTGGGCGACTACATTGCTACCAAAGTTCTTTAAGCCATCAAAGCCGAGCTGGTCACCCAGAGCCTCTGCGCCCTTACCCATCATCATCTGGAGCTGATCGACACTGTAACCGAAAGCACTGTCACGGGGTTGGGCTGCGATCTCTTCGATAGCTGCGTCGAGCTGTTGTTTAGTCAGATTGGTGTCGTCGATTTCATAACGAGCACCATTGATCTCATAGATTGCCATCTATAAGCACCTCGCTCTTAGAGTGATCAGGGGGAGTTAGACTGCTACGGGACGCGGGTTACAGTTACGCCGTTGCTAGTCTGGTAGGGAGTGCCTTGCGGAGCTGCAGGAGCTGCCGGTGCCATATTAGTGATGCCAGGAGCTGCAGGAGCAGCGGCAGGAGCCGGATTAGCAGCAGGAGCTGCAGCGGGAGCTTGTGCTTGAGCTGCTGGAGTAGCAACTTGTGCGGGTTGTGCAGCTCCACCGCCTCTATATTGATTGTAGGTAGCGTAAAGCTGCTGAGGTGTAGAGTTAGACGATCGAACAATGCCCCTCATCTCGTCGTTGTACTGCTGAACGCGCAAGTTCATGAAGTAAACAGTGCGCTCAAGCTGTTGTTTAACGATGCCCAGGTTATTCTTAAACTGTGCCGTAGACTGGGACTGACGCAAGTTAGCGATAGAGGCGTTGAGCTGTCTCAATTCGATCTCGGACACTTGACCCAACGCACCGCCAGTTGGAGAGGCATCACGCATGGCTTGTAGTCGGTCGAAACCAACAGAAGACACGACAGTCTCGATCAGAGCGGAAACGTCATTAGCGTTAGAGCCTGGGTAGTACTTCATTATAGAGCCCATGATGCCTGTCACGTCATCAAATGGGTTCATGCCGGACTCTTCAGCTTTTGCAACAGCGTTCTCGATACCTTCAATAGCAGTCAGGGCTGCAGTGGTGTATTCAGCACCCATAGGAGCTACAGGTGGCTTCATTTTGCCTAACGCCCTTTGCTGAGCGACAGCAGCATTGTATTGATCGACAGCACCCAAGCGTTCCAGCTCGCGGTTCTTGTCCATCATCTGACCATAGGCTTGCAGACCTGCGCCATAAGCTTGAGGCCCACCTAGGTGTGCTTTAGACATGATCGCGCCGCCAGCTCGTGCGAGCATTTCATTGGTGCCGATCTGCTGCTTAGGAGGCACTGGTGCCATAGGAACACCGAATCGAGCCATCGCTGACGGATTGGCATTTAACATAGGCATCGCGGGTGCTGGGTTCGCCTGTAACGCGGGGCTTATTGTAGTGTTTTGTGGAGCAGCTCCTTGAGAGGCCATATTGAGCAAGGCTGCACCGCCGCCTAATGCACTACCGCCAATTAAAAAGGGAAGAAAAGGTAATGCCATCTTAGTTACCTCCAAATGGGTCGGTAAACGTCATGCCGCCAAACTCACCTTGAGTAGTCAGCATGTTTTGCTGAGGTACACTCAGGTTGTTAAAACTAGGGCCGAAATATGATGCAGCCATGTTTGGCGCAGGTGAAGGCTTGAAACCACCGGCTAAGCCATAGGCAGACAAAGCACCACCGAGTGCCGCAGCGGTCGGATCCACAGTGTTAACGACAGGGTTCTGTGGTGATTGCGTTTGAGCGTCATTTAAGATGCCGCCCTTATACTTCATATACTGCTCCATACCGAAATCACGATCTTCCTCAAAGCGGCTGCGAGCATCTTGCAGCTCCGCAGCAGCACGAGCCTGTAAAGCACCACCGGCAGCAGCCATGCGCTGACCGATGTCGCCTTGCATACCGAATGCATTGCCGTAGATCGATGCCAAGTTGTTGTTAGCTGCAACAGCGTTTGAGTAATCTTGGTTCTGTTGGGCAATGCTTTGACGCATCAGTTGGTTCTGGATGTTTGCAGTCATATCCGTGCGGCGATCGTCATAAGCTCGTTCCGCAATTGCCTGGGCGACACCAGCTCGGGAGTTATTGGAGTTGCGGGTAGCCATGGCAGCTTGGTTGATACCAGGCAGCGTTTGCTCTTGCAGTCGGCGCGTGTCATCGCGCATGGCAGCGTCTACAAGTGAACCATAGTTATTAGGATCGGTGGCAAATGCTATTGCACGATTGAGTGTACCGCCTCCGGCAGCTTGGTTGTACAAGTCAGCAGCGTTGTTGGCGAAGTTGCCAGTCGCTTGCATCATGTTTGCCGGTTGCCCCATCATCTGTTGGCCGGTGCTACCGAGGTAGTTGTATCCTTGCTGCGAGTACGGGTCGAAATCAGCTAAGGTCTGGCCCTTATAATTGCCCCGCTGCAGAGCATCCATGAGATAGTCTTCTGCGTTGCTATAAGTGCGCTCCAAAAACGGCTTAGACAGCTCAAAGCCAGCCATTTGACGGGCTGAGGCTGCGTCCATCGCATCTGCTTGCTTACTTGCGCCAGCATAGGCTGCTGCACCGCCTACTGCTGCTGCTGCTACTGCAAAGCTCATTCGCTTTCTCCAATCTTCTTAATGAGAGCCTCTATGTGCTCGGTTTGCATGGGAGTGAGCTCGAGATCATCGAAACTCTTAGCCAGGACTTCACGTTCAATCTCAGAAACGTCGAGATTGTCGGTTCTATGCACAGTAATTAGAGTGCTGTCCTCATGCGCGTATAAGATGCGCTTAGTTCCTGCCAAAGTTATACCATTGTGAGGAGCCTGGATCCGCTGCTCTCCGTCTTGTTCTGTTATTATCGACAGATCACCTCTGGTAATAAAGTAAGGGTGGTTCCTGGCGTGTATATGACCGACCACTACTGTGCCAGCCTCCATGTCCATCTGTCTTATGTATTGACCATCCGCAAAACTATGCGTGACTGGCACCATCGCACTCATTGCGTTGTGGCCTAGCCGGTCTTCGCTCTCTTCTACTGCCCCCTGGAAGCGCATAAGCGCATCGCGGAAGGCTCCCTGGTCGGCTTTGTACCTCAGAAACGCTCTATATTCGCTTCCGATAGCCAATGCCGGTTCCAGGCGGTCTAAACGGCGACCCATGAGGTGCCATTGTAGACGACTAGGCCGGAATATCCTGTGCCTAGTGGATCCCAGGGGCTCATAGCGTATCGAACCATGCCCCTGAGAGGGCTATTAGGTGCCGTATCGGCCACCTGCACTGCTGCTTCCGAGGCTTGCCTGGCAAACGACTCGATCCGTCGCAGCTCGTCTTGAATGTAACGACGAACATCTTCCAAGTTGAGAACTGGAAACTGCCCACGGACGTAACCATTGACGATCATGTCCTGCTTTTCATTGATCGCCATAGCTATCTCCGTCCAGTGGTCGTTACTTCCAGATCGAAACCGCTAAACTCAAAGTCTTTCTGATCGTTGATTGTGAGTTTGTAGCTCAGGTAGCGACCAGCAGCTCGCGTATCGATCTTGTAGTCATTATTAACATCAAACGAAACTGCCGCTTGAAAGTTAGGGGCCTGGTTGGGCCGATCCGCAGCTCCGAACTGAAACGACAGCGTTGTATCGTCTGTATTGTTCGTCTTAGCTTGAGGGTAAATGCGGGAAATGTTCTTGTACCCGCGCAGCTCATTTTGGACTTCGTCTAGGTCGATGCCTACACGCTCCAACACAGCCATTTTATTAGCCTCAGTGTCGTAAGGAAACGCTACGCGGCCTTCGTCAGCCAAATCGAGCACTAGGATCTTGTCGCTGGTAATACTGTTTCCGGCATCGTCTTTGCAGACAAACACAGAATGCCGATCGAAGCTGTCTTCCTGATCGTAGTACGAGCCGCCAACATTCTCATATGTAAGGCCTGCTGCGGTCGTGTAGGTTTCTACTGTGTTGACATTAGCCAGGGTGGCGGCAGACACATTAGGAAGGTCAGCAAATGACCAGGTGTTGTTCTTATAGTTATAAACTGCAGCACGATTGCAGCGATCCGTGTCAGGGAAGTTAACTTGATCGTCGCCGGACACATAGCAGAAGTACAGCAGGTTAAGGTCGGGGCTGTGATGCAGGAAGCATCGGTCAGATTTAGATATGTTTAGGCCATTATAGATGAACCGCTTGACGCGCTCGTCGCAGATTGACTGCTTAGACGTGCTGTCGTGTACATAAATGTCTTTAGGACCAAATACGAAGTGTTTCCCGTCAACTTCTGCGATGCAGTTCTGATTGATAACGCCGCAGTCAGTGAAGAGCTTACGGAAGTTATACAAGAATGCGCCGCCGACAAACTCCATCAGCCATACTTGTGTAGAGCTGTAGATAATAAAGTTAGACCCTAGTGTGCCGCCATCGACAATCGGCGTGTCCATTTGCACGAGATCATTGAAGCCAGCCGACTTAGTCGTGTCGGTCTCATCCCATGAGCTCGGGACTGCATTGGCTGTCGTGATGTCGCTGAAGCGCACCCGCGCAGGAAACGACACACCACTCTCGATCGTATTAAGAGCCAGCAGAACGTCACCAAATGAGCGCAGCGAGGCGCAGCGGTAGTTGCTAGGCCAATTCAGCAGAGGAGCAAAGTTGGTGCCGCTGGGGTCTCTAAAGTGGGGTACCTTGTCTGGTCGATTGACGTACACGACATCAGCGAGCTGGGTACCAGTAAAGGAACGGGCATCCAAATTAGCAGACATGGAACCAGATCGATCACTTACGCTGCCGGATGCAAACTCTTTAATCTGGTAGTCGTCTGTTGCGACGAGCACCGAGTCAAAGCCTGTTGCCGGAACCAGCCCCATGCAGAAGCGAGGGTTGAAACCGAGGCTGTCTTTCGCCTTACGGAAGATTGGAGCTCGGCGTACTTTACCTTCATCGAAGCGCACGTTAACTGCCCTGGAGAAGGCATTCAAAGGCAGGTTGTAAGGGCTAACGTCAGTTACCGCACCGGCACTTCCTAAGTCTCGGATCGGCAATATTGGCATCGTGGGTTATAAACCTTCTATTAGCTTATCTTTTAGGGTCTGGGGCGGGAATTGGTCAGCCAGTAACTTTAGATTGTCTTGGTTGGCCCTCACCATTTCATTGCGAAAGCTCTCAATGGCAGACCCTGCAGAACGAGACTGAGCTGCACCTTCAAGGATTAACATAGGCATCCAAGACATCGCGCAGCCCCACTCATCGACTTCGTTGCCGCTGTTAGGGTCGGTGCCTCTTACCTGAGTAAACCAGGCGCACTTGTGTTGTCGGCAGGGTTTGAACTTATCTAAGGGGCAGTTTGGCTCTACTTCGATCCTCATTATTATGCGTCCCTAGTCGCCAGGATGACATCACAGTACTCGACATCAAAGTCCATAGCATTACCTGAGAAGGTACCTGTCGAATTAGGGTGGGTGTGACCCTGAGGCGTAGAGGTTAGATCCGGCGATCCTATGACAACACTGTCACTAGTTGCGTTACTCGCGGTATGCCTAAGCTCTCGGTGGGAGCTGGCAGCAAGGACGAAACCGGCACTGAAGGCAGCAGTCTTACTGTTGGAGTGTCCAGTGTTGTATTTATAAGTGTGGGTGTGGTCTGGGATCTCAGCCTTAGTCAACGGGTGAGATGAGACTGTGACGGATACAGAGCCGGTGGGGGTCTTTGAGTTAAACACCGAGCTGAACACAACGCTACCGCCAGTAGCTCCACCAGCAGAGGAACCTACAACACGCAGAGCCTTATTGTGCTGATTGGTGACGCGAGTCCATCCTGTAGGGGCATCAGGCTCAAAGAAGAGCATGGCTTCACCGGCTGGGATTGGGTCGCGTGCCTCTAGGTTAGTAACGCGAGCGTCAATGCCATTAAGTACTTCATCAGTAGCTGTCATGGCTGCATTGATGTTTGGGAACGTGCTCTGCAGTACTGCCTTGATCAGTCTAATGTGGTCGTCTGCCTGGGCTAGGCCATCGGTGGCAGTCGGATTAGAACTGTTGAGGTCTGATATGTAAGTGGCAATCTCTAGTGCCATGATGGGTGCTCCATTTGTAGGATCTGGGGCTCTCACGAAAGAGGTCTAACAACAACAACAACGACAAACTCTTTAGCGGCGTTTTGAAATCGACCTGGCAAACGACCCACGGGGGCCTCTTTTGGCCGATATGGAACCTTAAGGACGCTAAGCTATTGATATCGTTAGATGTGACAGTGATCGGATGTTGTATCCGTTGACGTTTTAGATAACCGACGATCGATGGTCTGACAATTGATGGGTCGAGGGCTTTTCTTTGCAGTACAAATCGGGGCGTACCAATAAGTACTACCCAAGTACCACCTAAGACTGCCTCAGAGGCCACCTCAGAGCCACCGCAGCGGTCGCTGGTACCCTGCTACAGCAGACGAAAGCGGTCTTCAGTGGCTTCATATGCCTGGTCCGTAGTCCATATCATATGCCTGGTCGGCAGTCCGACATGAGACTACAGGGGGAAACTCTCCTTAGGGTGGACATAAGGTCAGAGACCGCCTTTGGTCACCCTTTGTTCCCTTGTTACTATAGGCAATATGCCTATATTATGTAGTGTGCAGGGGCTTGCTAGCGCAGTCCAGCGGCCTGTCGTAGGGAAGCATTAGTGGATACCATCTCGCCCCTGCACACCTTCTCTTATATGTCTACGATCTCACAGCTATCACCAGAGCAAGCTAGCGTCTGGCTACCGGCTGTATTGTCCTCGCCTTCCTCATATGCAGCGAGCTCGGACCAGGCGATCTCTTTAGGCATCTGCCGAGCGACCTGGTTCCAGATCTTCTTCTCGACATCCTGATATGGTGCCTGTCTATAACTATGATCCGAGTGTGGCAGGAATGAGATGCCGGACAGCAGATCGAAGTTGTCGTACACCCAAGCACCGACATGCATCCACTCATCGTCTCGCACTGAGATGGTGACGCTAGGCTTATGCTCGCACCAATGCACTGCGTATGTCTTCCATAGCTCGAGCTGCTCCAGGGCAGTCATGTCGTTGCGAGTGACTGCAGCCTCAGGGCTCTTGACTGGGAATGAGAAGACAGTCGTGTTGTCAGGCTTCATGAAGCAGGGCTCGTTAGGTACGCCCTGGTCCATCATGAACTGCGTGAGAGGATCTTTGTTATCACCCCGTACAGTCCTGATATACTGAGAGCTATGACGAGCATGAATGCCAGAAGCACTATCCACAAGCTGCGATACAGTGCCAGAAGGCTTGACGCAAGTGATGGCCGCAGATGGACTAATTCCAAGCTGCTCAGCATAGTCCCTGTTCGTCGATACAGCGATGTCACGAAGCTTGTTAAGAAGCTTCTCAGTCGGTTTGCTAGTGAGTTCATTGTCCATGATCCCTGTTAGTGACACACCCAACAGACGCTCATCCTCGGTGTTCTTAGACCAGATGGGGCGTAGGTAAGGCATCGTCGTGTAGGTTGATTGTATGGTGCCGAGCATCGTCGCTAGGCGTACCTTCTTCTTCAGTGATGCCTCGGTGTCCGTGGCTCGGACAACCACCTCAGTGAGGTTGCAGAACTGATTAGGGCGCAGGATGATCTCGCTGCACGGGTTAGTGCCGAACTCATGCTCGGGGTCTCGGCGACCATGCTTGGCGACATGATCCTGGGCAGCAATCCGTGAGAAGATACCACGCTCACCGCTCTTGCTTTCGACTAGGCTTTGCCATTCCTTTAGGAACGCATCCATGTCCGGCTTCTGTGTGTAGGCGACCGAGTTGTTAGCCAATGCCATCTCAGGCCGGTCGGTCCACCAGTTGCCGCTCTTGGCTGTTCGCATCTTATCGTCTTGCAGGTTGCTGAGGCTGATCATTGCTGACCGGCGTACACCACCGACGACAACCACCTCACCCACCTTGCACATGATCGAGTGACACTCGAAGGCATTCAGGTTACGGCCAGCGGCACCGGCGAACTTCTCGATCGTGTATCGGAAGAGCTGATCCAGCGGCTCAGGCCCTGAGGCTCGACCGCCGAATGTCTTCAGCCTGGCACCGGCCGGTCGTACTTTGCTTAGGTCCCACTTGGGTATGTCACCAGTGTACAGAAGACTGATCAGCTTGCGGTAGGCCTTGGCCCAACCCTCTTTGCTGTCTTGCACGACGATCGTGTCGTCACTGTCAGCCAGGCTTGCTGGCACACAAGGCAGCTTATTGACGTACTCACGCTCTACCGAGAAGCCGACACCAGTGCCGCACAGCAGGATGAACATGGCCTCGTCGAATGCACGAGGGTGATCCACCGCCAGGTAAGAGCAGTTGTAGATGCAGGTGTTGTCTCGGCGTGATGCCTCACCGGCAGTCATGATGGCTCGCATCGAGGGCATCACCTCAAGGTTGAGGATCGCATCACGCAGCTCGCTGATGTCTTTGCTGGTTACACCTTCGACAGGGCGGCAGATGTTCTCGATGAAACGCTCGACAGTCTCGCCCCAGTTCTCACGGCGACCCTCTTCCGGCATCCACCTTGCGTATCGGGAGTAGGCTATAAAGTTCTGGTAGTCAGTGGGCAGCTCTCGGATGCTGTTATTCATTCTGTTATGTCCTTGCCTTGTAGTTGGTTGATACGCATCTCGATATACCGAGCTGCTTTGTTCAGATCAGCGATCTCTGCTTCCCTTGATGTCTTGTAGCTGCCCTGCTTGAAGCCAGCCCTCATGACGTACTTGATTATATTGCCGCGCCAGAACTCGAGGCCGTTGTGCATGATCATGCTGACCGGCTCGATAGCCCAGCGAGCGTAATGCGTGGGCTCTTTGATCTCGTCAGCTTTGCTGTTCGTTCTGCTTTCTTTAGCCATGCGCTTCATGCTTTGCTCGTAGCTCTCACGGCGGCTAGCTTGCTTCGCGGTCATGCTCGATCTCCCATAGCTTTACCTTTGCGTTTGCTGGATCCCATTCAGACCAGCGCAGGATCCTGGCGAGGCGAGCTTGCTGCAGCGCATCTTGCTCGGTCATGCCAGCCTTCTGATATGCGTGGATCACGGCACCCCAGCTCGGCCGAGGCCCGAGTACACTTTCGGCTTTCTTCGGTCCGATGCCTGGTACACCTTTGTATCCATCTGATGTGTCGCCGGTCAGGACCTGCGTGAAGAAATGCTTCTGTGCCTCATCGAAAGAGATCGTCAGCATCTCATCTGCCATTGGCCGATACAGGCGACCAGGGATCGTCTTCATGTCCTTATCGTCTGAGACGATGATCGTGTTAGCGCCTGGGCTGGTCTGCATGATGCCCATGCAATCGTCAGCTTCGAGGGCTGGCTTCCAGTAATGCTTGTACGTTTCCTTGGCCCATAGGATCAAAGCCTTGTGGCCCACAGGCTTGCGCGTCTTCTTGCGGTTACTCTTGTAGGTTGGATCTACGCCGCGCCGGAAGTTCTCACGATCGCTAAAGCACAGGATCTGTTCCTTCGTGCCAATGCGTTCATGGATCTGGCTAAGCTTATCTTGGAAGATCTGCTTGGCTTCTTTGATATCAGAAGACAGCGACCATATATCGTCGCCCCAATCTATCTCATCCTCAGCCGCCGCAGCGGCCTGGTAAAGAAACAGATCAGCGTCAATCAGCAGGGTCAGTTTCTGGTCCCTGGGGGAAGTCAATTCCGAGCTCATTACTCATCCTTTCAATTGTGGTCTGCAGCTCTTCCATGAACGCCATGCCAAGCTCAGTGATGAGCCATTCATTGCCCCAAGTGTCATCTGCAATCTTTGTTGTGATCATTTGTTCGCTGGCACACATGGCAACATAGTTTGCGTGTGCGCGAGCGAAGTCTGATTTGGTTGTATAGGGAGAACGCCAGGTAGTGTGGAGCACAGTGTAAACTGCAGCCATCATTGGAAGCTGTAATATCAGCTCCGTTTCAGTGGCTATCAGCCCAGCTTTTCCCGTATGAGTATTCTGCGTCGATGGGGCATTTGACTTCAAACGCTCTCCCAGCTTCTTGCGCCATTCTTCCAGCGATAGTACCGACATGGTCTTCAAGTCCTTGTAAACAGGCTATTTGGATCTCGTCGTGAACCCAAGCTACCATGTAGGTCCTGTCATCCAGGCCCTCGTCCCTCAACGCGGTATCGACCAAACAAATCCATTTCTTAGAAATGCACCCCGCCGCAGATTGCAACAGAGTATTAAGAGCACTGTGGGCCGATCGGATCTTCACCCGACGACCGTCCAGGCTTTTTAGATAGCCACGATCAGCAGCTTTCTGGATGCCGCGCTTGAGCTGAGCAAACGCTGGCATTTGTGCAAAGAACCGCTCTTGCAGCTCCTTGCCTTCTTTGAAACCGGCACCAAGTATCTCGCCTAAGCGAGCTGGTCCGGCTCCGTAGCAAAGCGCATAGATCATGGTCTTTGCCTGGTCTCTTGTTTCGAGACCCGCAGCCTGTTGGTTAAACGTATGAATGTCGCCTTCAAGTATCTGCTTTGCATAGGCCCCACCATCTTCTAGGTAATGGGCGAGCATCCGCAGCTCGATGCCGGACAGATCGGTACCCACAAGGCTGTAGCCTGGGGGAACAGTGAACAGCTCGCGGCATTCTTTACCAAACGGCTGAGTAGTCCGTGGCACCTGCCCTAAGTTAGGGAACCGGTGCGCGGCGCGTCCCGACACAGTGCCACAAGGCACGATTTGGTGTCGTAAGCGTCCATCAGTGTTGACGAGTTTCATCCAGGCATTACGCCCTTCTGCGAGCTGGCCCAGGCGTTTCTGTAGTAGAAACATCCGCGACAGCTTCTGTGCTTCTGGGTAGTTGAGACCGCCTAAGACATTCTCATCAATCTGAGCGTGTCCATTGCCGGTCAACAGCTTTGGCTTCCAATCATACTTGTGCTTAAGGCACCTTTCGATGTGGCGGCGGCTGTTGTAGTTAAACTCAACCACTGTGACCTTCTCAGTAGGGACACCCTTTTGGTATCCGTACTTGCTGTTATTTGCCTTGGGAATAAACGGAGTGCGTATTTCCCACGGCTCAAACAGATCATGCAGCTCGGACTCAATAGTCGATCGTTCAGCAGCCAGCTCAGCATAGAGCTCCGATGCTTTGTTACGATTGAACGTCCAGCCGTTGTTACCAATGCGGAAGCATAGCTCAGCAGCTTGATGCTCCAGATCGATACTTTCCTGTGACCAGTTGTCGGTGTTTAGGTGTTCGAGAAGGCGGTGGTTTAGGGCGACATCCTGGCGGCAGTACTTCTGCATCTCGGGTGACCAGGCTTTCCAGTCACCGCCATCAAAGTCGTCCTTATAATCGCCGAGGCGAATGCCCCAGGCTTTCAAAGAGTGGGAACCGTAAAGACGCTTAGGCATCTCATCTGGATCGCGCCAGTTGCGCCCCCAATCTTCATTCTTAAGATCTCCATGCAAAAGATGAGACAACACGAGCGTGTCAGTTACCTTAGCTTTCGTGTCGAAGTCTGGGTAAACCTTTTTAATAGCTGGGATGTCAAAGGAGATAATGTTGTGACCGATGATCTCGTCGGCAGCTTCCAGCTCGGCAATGCCGCGCTCAATCTCTTTAGGACCGTAGCCCCAATGCTCGCCGGTGTCGGCGTTCATAAGTTCGATACAGTGAAGCTTTGTAAGCTGCGGTAAAAGACCATCAGTCTCAACGTCAAAGACTAAGCGCAGCATGACCAGCCGCTCCAGTCTCAGACAATAGTGTAATCAGCAGCAGCATTGCTGCGATCGCATTTAGCACTAACAGCGACCGGTCGTGCCATAGCCATCCGACGATGAACCAGGCAACAGTGCCATTTAATGTAAACAGAATATCAAGCCCAGGCATGTACTCTGATGCGCGAAGCACCAGGCCACCAAGCAGCATGGCTGTGCCAAACCACTTGACGTACCAGTCAAGCGTATGGGTTGGGGTTATCTTTCTCTTCATGTTCATGAAGTCTCCTTAAGTTGGGTCGTAATAAACTACCTCGCCGCGTTCATTGATAATGATCACTCGATCGGCGTTGTGTTTTCTTTTGTAATAAGCAATGTCTTTCTTGCTTAAGTCTTTCAGGCCTGGCTTTAGTCGCCATATTGCATGGTCTAAATAGACGGTGTTTTTGTCTTTCGCGGCCACATGGTTACTCCTTATGCGGTGTTCAGAAGGGTGATTGTTCGTCCCTTAAGCGGCCTGTCTCTTGGTCGTAAACAAGCGTATCCGCAGAGCCGGTCTGGCCGGTGAAACGGTTTTTAAGGACAAACAGGTGACGTACGTTACTGTGCGGATCTTCAGGATCGACCTGAAGCGACAGACATATGTCACTGAGCTGGGCAATCGCATGACTGCCTCTTAACTGCCCTAACCTAACCTTGGCACCATCTTCATGGCCTCGGTCACCCTCGGGGCGGCGCAAGTGCGACACCAGGATCAGGCCTATGTCGATCTCTTGCACCAGGGTACGCAGCTTGGTCATCGCCATGTCGATAAGCTTGCGCTCATCGCCGGTCGCCAAGCCAGACACCAAGATCGATATGTGATCGAGGATGACCCACTGCACGTCCAAGGCCTTTGCCATAAAGCGTATGCGGTTACATATGAGATCGACATCGGTTGATCCGAAGTGATCGTACAGATAGACAGGCTGATCACTTGATGTGAACAGCTCGTCAAATGCTGTCTCTACCTCTTCTGTAGAAGCAGCCTCAGGATCCACCGTCAGGTTCTTACTTAGGTGGATGCCAATAAGATTTCTTAATGTGCGCTGGTTGCTTTCTTCCAGCATGATCAGACCAATGCGCTGGCCGCTGCGGTGCAGGTGCATAGCCACCTCGGAGCACATAGTTGTCTTGCCGATCCCTGACCCTGCCGTAACTGTTACCAGCTCGCCTTTGCGTAGGCCTTTGGTGATCTCGTTGAGGCGAGGATACGGATAGACGATATCACTTTGTACTTCCGGCTTGGTGACCAGCTCACGCAAATCACCTGCCGACACGATGCCGTCGGGCCGGTAATCTCGGGCTTGGAATATAGCGGTGATTATCGCCTTGCTTTCGCCCTGTAAGAGGCATTCGTTAGCGTCTTTGAGTGGTAGGGTAGCAATCTTTGCCTTGCCCACAGGGAGCATCTCTGCCACTTCTCGGGCCGCTTTCTGACCGACCTCATCCATGTCAAACATCAGGATCACTTCCTCGAAGCCATCGAGGTAATCCCAATTGTCTTTGATCGATCGGCGAGCTGATGCCGCGCCCTGGGGCAGCGACACTGTAGGCCACCGATGATCCTGGAGCTGGCTGACTGTCATGCAATCGATCTCGCCCTCAGTGATCACGAGCTTCTTGCCTCGTGCCCACAGATGCTGACCGAAGAACGTCATGCCCTTGCCGGTGCCGAGTATGGCGAACTCTTTATCTTTCGTGCGTACCTTTTGAGCGACGATCGCGCCGTTCGTGTCTCGGTAGTTAGCCGCCCATGCTGGCTGGCCTCGGTACTCAACAGTGCGGTAGCCAAACTTGCGAGCGGTCTCTTGTGTCAAGCCGCGAGAGCGCACACCGAGATAGTCACCTTGCAGCAGCTCGCTGGCTTCCTTTGCGCGAGGCCGAGGAGCAGGTATGCCTTCGCCGTTTCTCTCGTGAGGCTGCTTTGTGACTTTACAGCTATAGCAGTGTGTATGCCCGTCACTGTATACGCTCATTGCATCGCTGCTGCCGCAGTCTTCAATAGGCTGATCACAGGCTGTCTTGTACAGCTCGTGGCTTGGCTCTTTGTCAAAGAAGTCGTCGCCGGTATCGGGAACCATGATTGTATTCATTGTGAGATGTCTCCGTGATCTCGGGTTAAAGAAAAGAAAGGGTACGGGGTGGGTACACGTGAGGAGAAACAAACCCACCCCGCTCTCCTTAAACGCGCACCAATCTAGACGCGCTCAAGCCTAGCGATCTCGTTGATTAGGGAGACCGATCGCCAGGACATAGCCAATCCACAGGGATCAACTTGTCTGCATAAAGGAAGCCATGCTTTTCACACCACGCTGCGTAAGTCGTGGGACTGCCTTTATAAAGTTTGGATTTAGAGGAGCTGAAAACAAATCGGATATCGATGTCAGGGCATTGCTCTTTGATCAGAAGATGTTTCTGTCGATCACCTACCGAGAATATGCCTTTTGTCTCAACGTAAAAGTAGTGGTCTCCGTGACATACTTTAAAGTCAGGGGTATAGCGAGCATCACGAGCTGGATAGGTAAACTCAATCTTGTCGGTCTCGTATTCGACCGGCAGACCATGAGTTTCTATTTGCTCAGCAACTCGCTCTTCTAACCCTGACCTAAACCTGTTAACGACCGGCTTAGTCGAGATAGCTAGCTTCACCTAAGCTATCTTCCATGGTAGCAATGCCAGCAGTTTCAAAAGTGTTGTCAGTAGACACGAAACCGCCCTCAACCTTGTCGAAGCTCGAGGCATCAATGTTATCTCGGCCAGAGACTGGATCGATAATCTGCACGGCCATGATCTGCAGTGAGATGCCGTAGTTGTGGGCACCCATGTTGTAAGGGTAAAACTTAACACGCAGGGCCATTTTGGTGCCGCCATATAACTCCGGCACGTTGGCCTTTGCAATTGGATTGCCCTGGCTGTCAAAGAACTTTGGCTCGAACTTTGTAGACGCTTGTATAACGATCTCGCCGGTGTCGATGTCACTGCTAAAGCTTAGCTTGGCTTCTGATGCCTTGTCGCCAAACTCTTCAATGGCAGCTTTCTGCAGCTTGTCGAGAAGCGGCTTGGCTGCATCGACATCCATTAGCAGCTTGGTTTTGTACTTCTCTCCGTTAAAGGCAGTGTCAGGCTTGTTAAGCCATATGTGCTTACCTCTACCAATCGGAGTTGTTACTATTGTATCGGCTTTGGTTTTCATACCTAGATATCTCCTTGTTAACATCTAAAGGTGGGTGGTGGTCGAAGTTGACCAGTGAAAGACCGAGCTCATCGAGAGCGACAAGCAGGTCAAGAGGGAGTGGCTCACCTTTATCAAGGTGCAGCCGTGCGCGGTTCAGCACTCGCTCGCGTGGATGCATAGCGGTGTATTCCTAGTTCTTGCTGTTATAAGTTAAGGGTTATTAAAACGAGGATAGGGATCAGGAATGATCTCCATAGGGTGGACATAAGGGTCTTATGAGAAACAGTACTTGCTTTCTAAGACTAAACTCACATCCAAACCGCCTTTCTCAGGAAGGGCTGGCGGGATTGCTGTATCGCTAAGATTGTTCATAACCTGACGAAGCAGCTCCTCGTAAAGATCGCGCCCATCGTACATTTCGACAAAGGCCTCTCGGATTGCCTCGTACATGCCCTGCATTTGCGCTGGGGTGGTACCAAAGCTGTCATGGATTAGCATGAAGTCTTTAATGCGTTTGTCTTGGTAACATTTAGCGACTGTCTTAATGAGGTGTGCTGAGTCCAAGCTGTGGATTACGTTTGGACTAATAGCTGATTTACTCTTCCGCACATCAACCGTGTTTCGGCGATTGCTTTTAAGCGTAATCTGCGTCCGGCGCATGACCTTGGCTTCTCGATCGTGTAGATACACTTTAATCTTCTTTACTTCCGTCTTGGGGTAATACTGACCAGCCGGAAAGCCTACCGGCGTAAACCAGTTCATGTGCCGCCCCTCTTCAGCCGCACAGCCAGCTAGTTCTTGGAAGAAACGCATACCGGATGCAGCCGAGCTGATCACAGTTGTAACGGCATTCCAATTGTGCCGCGCTAAGAATGCAGCAGCTTGCAGCCCTCGATCTTCACCAAAAGGGTGCTCAGTGATTTCGCCTTTTAACAGCTTGTCGCTGATAGGGTTCATAAGATCCTCAACGAGCTGCTCTTGAAAGCCATACTGCTTTGACGAGTACCCGTAGGTCATCACATTACGTTTAACAACGCTGCGATCGATGCCAAAGGCAAGCCATTGTTTGGACTGCTCGCTTTCGTCTTCAGCAAGTATATTCTGCATCACCTGGTCAGCCACTCGTTGATAAATATCCATTGGCCGAGGGCCAGGTACCAAGTTTACGAGCTCAGCGTCTGCTTCGTTAAGAGCTAGTGCAGAGAAGTGCTGCACACCTGAGTTTGTCCCGTCCAGCGCAGTAGGCAGACCGCAGATGTACCCTGGGCCTTTCTCTATGTACCGGCCATATTCTAAGACTGCTGCAAGGAACTGGAATGGCTTGTCAGCACCTGCCCATAGATCCATGTTTGCTTTCCAATCGCTGGCGATCTGCATCAGCATGTCGTGATTGTCTTCGACCCATTGGATACGGTCGTCAAAGCTTCGCTTGCTAATCTTCTCAAAGTCACCGACATTCGCTAGGTGTACTTTCAGCCAATAAGCACCCTTCTCTGTAATCGGGCGAGCATTAGCTAGCATAAAGAGTGCCTTGATGTGATCGTCGCGGTGAGGGCTGAAGTTTGGCACCGGATACACGCGCCCTCGAAAGTCGAAGTTGCTCGGCAAGTAAAAGCGATCATACTCGGCCATCTCTTTAGCAGTACGCATGTCCTGCGCCATGACAGCTCGGTGTCCGTCAATCTCACGGTTCTTCGACACGACATCCCTAGCAGATATACGCCAGCCTTTGCGGTCACGGTCGTCTAAGTCGTCCCAGTTATCAGGGCGATCAGGACGCTCAAGCTTTGCTTGCGTTGGGAACTTGCCAATCTTTACGCCATTAGACCAGCAGTACTCAACCGCCTCTAATATGTCTTGGTTGATGCTGTACGGTGTCGCTTGGATGTAATTAACTACCCGCATAAAAGTAGGGAAGCGACCTGCCTCACAGTGCTCAATAGTTACGCGGCGTTGCCATGGGTTTGCAAAGCGTATCAGGTCAACTTGAGCTGCTAGTGCATCGTCATGGTAACAACCCGTGTTGAAACTGTCCCATGCGCGTGGCGGCACAACCATGGGACTAAAGACTGGCTGGGTCCAGCTTTCGTCATAGTCAAGCTGAGCTAGTAAATCAGAAGCATCTTCCAGCAATCCAATCTTTCTAACCGTGCGCTGCTTTACAATCATTTCCCACACTTCAAAGATGCCGGATGCAGCTAACACAGCATTTAGTATCGGTTGACCGGCCTTTGCTCTTTCTACATCCGTCCAAGCTTCTTCTTCAAAACCTGCGGCCCGAGCAATCGACAAGGCAGACTTTAAGCGGTAACGCTCACTGCTGTGGTCTCGCTTGACCTTAGTTTCAATTCGCTTGGCAAGCTTGCGGTCGTGCTCTTGTAATTGCTTAGCCCACAACTCCATTTCAATTCGTCGGCCAATCTTTACGACCGCCCAAGTGTAGCTTGTGTCTGATCCAACAGCATCCATGCAGGTGCTGAGGCCAAGCCAGGCAAGTAAATCAGTGTTATCGACAGCTTGTAGGATCTTTAGCCAGGATGCCGGTCGGCGCGTCTTTGCTTCGGCAGCTTCCTCTGCAAGCATCTGCTCTAGGGCTGCGGAAACATTAGGTAAGGCCCGACCAATCATATTGTGGTTGTTCGATCGCAGAGACCACTGGGTCATCTTTTCGTTTCGAGCTTGGTAGCGATCGTGTCCAGTTTCAAATGCCTCATTCTCCAGACGCTTTTCGTCTTCGAGTGTCCCCCTCTTTCCACTCTTTTGTATCATTCTGCGGGCTCCCTTTTTCTTTCTTCAATTGTCTCTTGATGCAGATTAAGCATCTTAATCATGTAATCGACTGCAACTTTAGTTCCTGCCTCTGTAATCGACACGCCGGTTTGGCTCTTTGTTACGAAACCTCGATCTTGTAAATCATTGATGCGGCGCAGTAATGTTTTATAGCTTCCCATCTTGTTCGCCTTAGAGAGCGCATAGACGCTTATTGGACCGCCACCTACTGAAAACAGGAAGGCCGTAATCACAGCACCTAACGGGTCTTTACTGGGTTCATTGTTTTCTGTTTTGATTTCTTCCGATTCGCCCATGGCCTTCGCAGTATGTTTTAACCAAAGGCGCATACCGGATCGCAAGGTTTCGATATCCATATGTTCTGTATTAAACATTGCCGCCCCCGTTCTTGTGCATGTTGTGAACTAGGTCGGGCATTTCAAACAGCC